AACTTTTATCAGTAGTAACAATTTGTTACTCAAGTCTATCAAATGACTTTTATTAGGTATTCGAAACTCTATATAAACAACCATGTCTATTAGGGGTTTCGCCCCTATGGTTATTTGTTTGTATTTGAGTTTCAGTGAATTGTTAGTAAAAGTAATTTTTAAATATATACTTGTTTAATGTATTGAAAATTCTACTGATTTTTAGTTTATGATCGAACCCAAGTTTTCTGTCTCTAGTCGTGTAGCTGACGATTAGGTTGCCCTTTTTTGGGCGCCAAGCTAAATAACGAACCGATTTGGATTGCAATTGGATTATATGGCATTAGTCTTAATTGTAGTTGTTCTTTAACATTTCGTTTCCGGTGAACCCCGGAATTTAGTTCAGGCCTTTTGGCCAACTGAACGCTAGTAACTCATACACACAGAAGCGTTTTAAATATATGTCTGTGAGATGTAATTTCGTAATCAACGAACCTTATTGAATGAGGAAGTACCTGTATCAATATTGTATTTCCACTCTACGGAGTGAAGAGCCCCAACGTTTATTCGGCTGACAATAGAATAGACCTAGTTTACCATCACGCTATGATCCTGTGATGTTCTTAGGTTACCTATCTTAGGATATGGGGACCGAACCCTAGACAAGACTCATTGGTCGGCGTATTGTCTAAGACCTATAGTGGGGAGTAATGACCCCCAAGTTCACTTGAGAATTCTTGTTGGACAGCTATTTGGTCGAAGCTTTACCAACCGATGTACTTAGTGTACCGCCTCTGCCTGCGGCGAATAATGCATGTTTAAAGTACGTAAGTAAGTTCACCCTCTTCATTGAGCGGTGAAGCAAAGCCTTTGTGTCGAAGCACAATTGGATTACCAATTTTGCGGGCCTCTCGCGAATTGGTTCCTCTGTGCTTGTCGCTTTCAATTTTATGAAAATGCCAAGCCAAGGAACTTCTGTCGCGTGCAATAATAGTATCGTAAATAATAATAGAGAGGTTTACGTTAGCTCTACGGAGAAATTCTACTCTTCTATTACCTCAGTCGAACGTGTTCCAAAACACTTCTTCTGGGTTAAGGATTCTCTTGCCTTAGGTAAGAGTCCTTTCGTTCCTCAGTCCGCAATTTTTGACCCCAAGCAAGTTTGCCGTACTAAGTTTACTAAAAACAGGCAAGCTCGTAGACAGGAGAAGTTGAAAAATATGAGGAAGAACGGAAATCAAAATATTGTACCAAAAAGTGATTCTAAGAAGAGTCCTCCTTCACATCTCAAAATTGATTACGTTCATCAGTCCCTAGTTGAAAAGTTGTATCCTGCTAGCATTATTGATTTAGCCAAGGATAAACTTTCGTCGATGAAAGCTGAAGCTCACACATCCAGACTTATGGAAGTCTTGGAAGTTGTCGGTGCATTAGCTATCACTTTACCTGCTTTGGAAACTCCTGCACAAGTTGCAGCTCAAATTGTATTATCATTGAGAGCTTTGACAACTGGTAGTCTTTGTGAGCAGATTCTAGCTCAAGAAGACACTATTAAATGGTGCAAGAATTTGTTTGGATATAATATTTTTGAACAGCAAGCATCAATTTTCGGAGAAAAGATGTCAACTGGTGTTGAATGGTTAGGCAAAATTCCTAATTTAAGGGAAAATTGGGATACTATTCGAAATGCACCTATGTTTGGAAAAATTTCTGCACTCATCTCAGTTGCAGCATCCATTGGATTATGCTCTGTCACTAATTTAAAATGGTCAGTACGGGGTGTGGATCTTTTCAGAGTTGGTACTATTTCGAAACATAGTACCGCTATTGATTTAGTAGGAGCAGTCCTCGACACTGTTGTATATTTTATTGAAGGCGGTTATGAATGTTTCAAACAAAGGTCCTTTAGTCCTTTATTTTTTTCTAATAAAGACGGTAAAGATTTGGATGATCTATATTTTCCACTATTGGAATTGCACGAACATGCCATGGTCTTTAATCTTCATGAGAAGAAAGTTACTATCAAAGGGGAGCTTAGGACAATTCAAGATATTGAGTATAGTCAACTTTTGGACGAAGCTCTACAATTGGCGGAAACGCTTTTTAAATCCGCTAGAGGTACCTGGCAACAAGGATATCTTGAAAAACGTATTGATGTTCTTCGAAAAAATCGTGCAGCTTATCAAGCTAAACGTATTGACGGATCTATGCGTTTTGCTCCCTTCACTATTTATATATGGGGAGAATCAGGATGTGGTAAATCTACTATTGCCCAAATATTTATGGCTGATTGTTTGTCAGCCTCAGGTGTCGATCCTGATACCAAAAATACTGCTATCATTAAAGAATCTGATAAGTTTGATTCCACGTTAAAGGGACATACTACGGGCATCTTTTTTGATGATCTTGGTAATACCAAATCTGAATTTTTGGATAAGTCTCCAACAGAACGTATTATTGACATCAATAACAACATGATTACTTATGCAAATAAAGCTGACCTTCATGAAAAAGGAAAGATTGAAATTAGACCCCGTGTATTTGTAATCACTTCAAACGCCCCCTTAGCACAACATGCGAATATTGGATCTATTTGTCCATTTTCCATCGTTCGTCGTGGCGATGTTCATGTGGAAGTTGAAGTTAAGAAAGAGTTTGCTCTTCAGGATGGTCGTCTTGATAGTGCAAAAGCTCTCGAAACTTTTCCTGGAGATTCATTAGTAAATGATATTTGGAACTTGCATATTTACACACCCTTAGAGAAGAAATATGGTGGAGATAAATCCCATTTACGTCACATCGATGGCGTCAGGAAAAAAGATCCACGTACCATTGATCAGACTTTGCGGTTTCTAACTACTAAATGTAAGAAACATTTCGAAAATCAACGACAATTGATTAAGAAAGGCGAAGGTCTTGTTGCTTCACGCAAATATTGTCTAAAGTGTAATCTAGCTCATAATTTATGCGAATGTGAAGTTAATGAAGATGGTGAACAGCAAGCATCCTTAGGAGAGTCCTTTGAATCCATTAAGGATCAATTTGAAGTTATGGGTGCTCATATTTCTAATTTCCTTGGAAAATTCCCGACCTGGCTATTTACCAATAGATTGGTTTCAGGGGCTTACATGCTTTGCAATGCCCGCAAATTTCTAACTTTCGAGAAAAAGGCCAGAAGAGGAGTTGGTTTTTCTATGCTGTCCACTTTAACAGTTTGTACCATGTTTGAACAAACAAATTCGCTTATGTGTGGAGGAATTGTTTTAGGTTCTCACGCATTGATGTATGGTGGATTATTGGCTAAGTGGAGAAATGACCGTATGAACGAACTGTTATCTCGTAGAGATGCCACAATTGATGTGTTCAGGTCTATCAGAGAAAGCAAAACGAAAGCATTTATTAAAATGTGTGCCATTGCTGGGGTTATTTACAAATTTACTGGTATTTTCCGTACTGCTATTGATTTGCAGCAATCTGCCCTTGTTCCCGAAAATGTAGAGGAGATTGAGAAGAGAGATGCTGAGGAAAATCCATGGGCAACCGCTGTTGTATCCAAACTTCACGTTACTGAAAAATCTGCTACTATGACACTTGACCAAGTATTGAGTAAAGTGGAAGCCAACTTGTGCCATGGAGTTTTCGTTGAAAATGGATTTCAACAGAAATGTGATGTTTTAGCCCTCGGAGGCAACACATTCATGATGCCTTTGCATGTGTTCAAAAATCGCAAAGATATGAGAGCACTGTTGACACGTAAAGATCCATCTGAACTAAACGCGACTTTTAAGGCTATTATCAGCACTAATTATATGATTCCTATCCCAGGAAAGGATGTGTGCTTAGTTAATATCGCTTCTGGTGGTGTATTTGCTGATATTCGCCATTTGTTTCCAAATGAAATTACAGCCTCCGGTTCTGGCCACTTTCTATATAAGAACGGTGATGGTTCTATGAGGTCAGATCCTATTCGTATCACTTACACCAAAGATTCTAAGTCTGGCGGTGCAGGTTTTGATTATGAGTTGCCTTACAACACTTTTACAGGACTATGTATGGGTGTTGTAGTTGCCAATTTTGCACGAAAATGCATAGGAGGTGTTCATTTACGTGGCATTCCAGATTCTCCTAGAGGAAAAGCTTTAACAGTTACTCAAAAAGAGATTCAGGATGTTTGGGATCAAGCACATAAGATATGGAAAGGTGCTTTTCCATCTACAGTGAATGGAGATTTTCCCACAACTCGTTATGAAAAACAAGTTTTAGTTACTCAAGATATACATGAGAAGTCACCTGTCAATTATTTACCAATCGGTAGTAATATCGAATACTTGGGACAAGATGGCAGGAGAGTTACCTATACTAAGAGTAAAGTGAGGAAAACCCTCATCTCAGATACCGTTGCTGAAGTTACTGGAGTTGAGAACCAACATGGTGCACCCAAGTTTCACAGAACTAGAATGTGGCAAGCGTCCCTGGCTCATTCGGCCAATCCTAGTGTAGGAATTGAAGGTAGTCTCGTTGAAGCAGCATATAAGGACTATGTTGATGGTCTTATTTCTGTTTTCAAGTGTGACAAATTTAAATTGTGGGTTCTATCGGAACTTGTTCCTATGAATGACATGGAAATTTTGTGTGGCAAAGATGGCAAGCGTTTTATCGATGCTATGCCAAAAGGAACTTCCAAAGGTTATCCATTGTCTGGACCCAAGCGAGAAATGATTGAACTATTGGATCCGTTAGATTACCCGGATTTCCAATGTCCAGCTAAAGCCCACCCTATGATTGTTGACGAAATGAGAAAGATGGAAAAAATTTTACTTTCGGGTAAGCGTTGTTATTCTATTTTCAAAGCATGTGTCAAGGATGAACCTACCAAGTTAACTAAGGATAAGGTTAGAGTCTTTCAAGCTGCAGATTGGGCCACTCAAATGTTAGTTCGTAAATATTTTCTACCTCTTGCCCGTATTCTATCACTATTTCCACTCGATTCTGAGTGTGCAGTAGGAGTGAATGCACAAGGTCCTGAATGGGATCAATTGGCAAATCACATGAAGAAGCATGGAGCAGATCGTATTCTGGCAGGAGATTATAGCAAATACGATCTTCGTATGCCTGCACAACTCATTAACGCTGCCTTTGCTGTCCTAATTGAGATTGCAGAAAAATGTGGGAGATACACTGAAGATGATCTAATTATTATGCGTGGTATTGCGACTGAGGTCGCGTATTCCTGTGTAGCTTATAATGGAGATATTATTATCCATAAGGGATCCAATCCTTCTGGACAAAATTTGACTGTCTACATTAACAGTATTGTTAACTCCTTGCAATTAAGATGTGCTTACTTTCACCTTTGGCCATCACACCTAGGTAAGCCAGAACCTTTTCGTGAAATTTGTGCTATTATGACTTATGGTGATGACGTTAAGGGTTCCGTGAAGAAAGGCTATGACTGGTTTAACCACATATCATGTGCCGAGTTTTTTAGGGTACGTGACATGGTTTTCACCATGCCAGATAAAGAATCTGAACCTACTCCATATATGAATGATCTCGAAGCTGATTTTTTAAAGCGTGAGAATAAATTCAATGCGGATACTGGTTTGATTCATGGAGCTTTGTCTGAAGAATCTATTTTCAAATGTCTCCACAACGTCCTTGAATCCAATGTTGATTCTTTGGAAGATCAATCTGCCAAAAACATTGACGTTGCTTTATGTGAATGGTGGCAACACGGCAAAGAGGTTTACGAATTGCGCAGAAAGCAAATGAAGGAAGTTGCATTCAAGTGTGGAATTACAGGTTCTTGCAAAATGTTGCCTAAATCTTATGAGGACAGGCTCGAATATTTTGAGATTAGATATCTTGGACGTGAGCCCGATGTAGTTGATGAGATCGCAGACGAAGATGCATTTGTTCATACTGTAGGTGATGAATGGGACTTCTTAGAATAAATTCTAAAACGCCTTGGAGAGGCGTAAAATCTATCCACTCCGGAACTATTCGTAGTATAAGTTTAAAATAGTTGTGTATATATGGATACTACATATTTTAT